GCTGTGTTTCGTGGATCGTTCCAAGTGATTCGCAATGGTTCACCTGGAAGCCAGCGCCACAACTCCAAGGGAAAGCAGCGGTTGAGGATTGGCTTGCTCAATGCTCCGAAATCGCGACGGCTTACCTTGCGTCCTCGAATTTTTACAATCGGGTACATGAGGCGTTTGCGGACTGGTCCACGTTTGGCATTAGCTCGTTGTCGGTGCGCGAAGGGAAGCGGCATCCGCTGCATTGTCACACGCACGATTGCGGCTCTTACACCGTGGCTGAGGACGATGAGCTCTATGTCCACCGCTGGTTTCGTGAGGTCCAATGGACTGCCGACCAAGCGAGGGCTCGTTTTGGTGATGACCGTTTGCCGGAGCGTGTGAGGCAGCATATCGCAAGCGGGAAACTGAACGAAAAGGAGCGCTATCTTCACGCGATCTATCCCCGCGAATTGAAGGACCGCAACACGGCGGGCGGTCCGCTTGGGATGCCTTGGGCATCGTGTTACATTCACATTGACTCCAAGCTGAAGATTGAAGAAGGCGGCTTTGAAGAGTTGCCGATGTTCGTCTCTCGATACTTCCGTTGGACGGAGCAAAGCCCGTACGGCGCAAGTCCTGCGATGCTGGCTCTTTCTGAGATTCGCGGCGTCAACTATCTCGAATTGCTGATGGCGACGCTTGGTGAGGTCACTGTCAATCCTCGCGTTTTAGTTCCTGAAGGCATGGAGTCTGTGCCGGATCTTCGAGCGGGCGGCATCACGATCATGCCAATGGGCGGAGAACGGCCCTCGGAATGGATGACAGGCGGGCGCTTTGACGTTGGTCTCGAACTCATTAAACGCAAGGAATACGCAATCCAGGAAGCGTTTCACTTCTCGCTGTTTCAGCAGTTCCAACAGATTGAGCGGCAGATTACGGCGCAAGAAGTGCGGGCGCGTGAGGCTGAAAAGCTGGCTCGCTTTTCCCCTGCGTTCTCTGGCCTGACTTCAGAGTTTATCAACCCGCTTCTTGAGCGCGTTTTTCAATTGCTTTACCGTGCTGGACTGCTCCCAACGGCTCCGCAAGAGGCTGTTATTCAAACTCCAGGCGGTCCGATCATTGCCTTTCCTCGCACGGTCCACACGTCAAGGATGGCGCTGGCTCTCCAGTCGTTGAAGAAAACAGCGATGTCGAACGCGCTCGAACTCTTCTTGCCGCTCTCGCAACTGAAGCCTGACGTGTTTGATAACCTCGACTCTGACGCGGCATTCCGTGACTTGAGCCGCTCTGACGGGATGCCGGCGAATTACCTTCTCGATGAAGAGCAGGTTGTTTCTCTTCGTGAGGCTCGGCAGAAGGCGGAGCAGCAAGCGCAAATGGCGGAAATGGCAATGCAGGCGGCTAAATCACCTGCGCTTGTGGAGGCGATGCAATGAGCTTCGAGCAGGACATAATCAAGACGCCACAAGACCGCGTTGATTTTGAAGCGCTTTGCAAATCCACGTTCAACTGTCCAAGTGGTCGCGCTCTGTTGCGCATCCTCTGTCAAGCCAGACACCCGATGGACCAAACGCCGGGACGCTCCGACCATTACCGGGGCAACTGCGAAGTCGTGGCGGCTCTGTGGCGCTATGGCTCTGAAGAATTTTCACCTCCTGAAATGGTGGATAAACCCAACAAACCAACACAATGAAGATCGAAATCGAAGGGGCCGTCATCCTCAAAGACGGCGAGCAAATCGGCACGATTGACGGCGATACCGCCGCGATGAATGCCGCAACTCCGCCCGCCATCAAAGGCAAGATCAACGAGGTTGCTGGACGCAAGCTAACCTTTACGGTTGGCGAGTCTGCGCCAATTGAAACGAAGGGCGAACAGCCCGCGCCTGCTTCAGCCAAGAAAGCGCCAGACCCGAAGAACCCTTACAACGTCCCGGCTGGGCAAGACCCACGTTTCGGAACGAAGACACCGAAAGGAGGTAAGGCGTGAACCTTTTCTCATGGAATCGCGGCCCTTTCCGCGAAGGTGACCCTGGTGATGGCGGCAATGGTGGCGGAGGTGATCCGCCCGCCTTTACTCCCACGTTTGAAGGCGCTCTACAGCCAGACGGCTCTTTCGCTGAAGGCTGGCACACTAAGGCTTTCGGCTCCGACTACAGCGGGCCTCTGGCACAAGCTAAGACCGTGGCGGATGTCGATAAGATGCTCCGCGATAACATGGCGGCGGCGAGGGCCAAGACTGAGGGCATGGTTCGCGTTCCTGGCGATGATGCAAAGCCTGAAGACGTCGCGGCTTTCCGTAAGGCATTGGGCGTGCCGGATGATCCGACCGGCTACGGCTTGGTAAAACCTGAGACGTTGCCAGATGGCGTTTCTTGGGATGACGCTTATGCTGCTGAGTTTGGCAAGACGGCCCATGAATTGGGGCTGACTGCCAAGCAAGCTGCGAAGCTGAGTGAATGGCAAACGCAACGAGTCGCTGCGCAAGTCGAACAGGCGAGAGCAGAAATCGCAAGGTCTGACGAAGCAGAGAAAGCCGCGCTTCAAAAGATGTTCAACGGAGATGCGAACGCGGTGAACGCTGCGGTTGCTGCGGCTCAAAAAGTCGGCGCAAAGGTTGGACTTCCGCCGAACGCATTCGACCCGGCAGATAAAGACTACTGGGGCAACGAAGCCCTTGCTGCATTCGCCAAACTCTCTGCTCAACTCGGGGAACACGGCTTCACCCCCGGCTCTGGCAATCCTGGCGCAATGAGCGTTGACGAGGCAAAGGCGATCATGGGCAACAAAGATCACCCGCTGCATAAGAAGTGGGCAGAAGGTGACAAGGAAGTTCACGCCCGCATTGACGCGGCCTACCGCGCTGCAACTGGAGGAAAGTAAAAAAACCAGTTGCGCACTTCAAAGTTGGTCCTCGCATTGGCAGCAGTGCGAGGGCCTTCTTGTTTTAGGAGCCTACCCGTAAAGCACGGCGCGGCAGTCCGGCCCACTGAGTGGCTTACCGGGAAACGAGCGAGTTAGCGAACTCTTCAACCCTCCTTCCCTTCTATGTCTTTTAATCCCACCTACGGCATTCCCGAACACTTCAAGCAGAAGTACCGTGATGCCTTCCAAGCCACCATTCAACAGGAGCAGGCTAAGCTTGCGAATGTCTCCATCGTCGAGTCCGGCTGGACCGCTAAACAATTCATCCTTCGCGAAGGTCAAGCCAACGAATGGCGTGTTGATAACACGCGTTTTGGCAAGACGAACGCGGTCGAATTTGAAGGCGGTTTCCGTTCCGGCTTCAAGCAAGACCTCGAAGCGCAACCCATCAAGTTCGACCGCAAGGACGCCAAGAAACTCGACACAATCGCGCTTCCTACCGGCTTCGTTCTGACCGAAATGCGCAAGGGCCTTGGTCGTATCCAAGATGACTTGTTCATCGCTGCGGCTACTGCCAACGCTCTCGGCGGAGCCGCTCCGCACGTCACGCCGCAGACGTTCCCAACGTCGCAAATCATTCCGGTGAACTACACGAAGCCGGGGCAGGATGTCGGCAGCAATTCCGGCCTGACTGTCTGGAAGGCTCTTGAAATCCGCACCCGCTTCAAGAAGCTGGAAATCGACGCCGATCAAGAAGACTGCGTTCTCGCAGTCACTCCAGAAATGATTACCCAGCTTATGCTTGATGCGGAAGCCGCAAGCAATGAGGCCTGGGCAAAGATCGTGCTGAAGTGGGTCGAGATGTACATGACCGGCTCTCGCGATTCGAAGCTCCTTGGTATGTTCCGCGTCATCGAGTCCAATCGCCTCACTGAAGACTCCGGTACCGGCGTTCAAACCGCTCTGGCCTTCTGCAAACGTGGCTTCGTCTCCGCTCCGCTGATGGGCATGGAAAGCCATGTTGACGTTCTGCCCACCGACAAGCACGCAATCCAGATCACCGCTTATGGTGAATGGGGCTGCTTCCGCGCATACGACGAAATGGTTCTTCAAGTTCCATGCGATCCGTCCCCGTAGTTCAACCTTCATCCTGACGCCTGCCCCTTAACCGGGGCGGGCAATCTTCAAACCTTCATCCTTCTTCTATTATGCCTTCCATCAACTCTGATTATCAAGCCTCTCTCGATCTCGCTGCAACCACTGTCAATTACAGCCCTTCCCGCGCCCCTCTTCACGCCGCCCTTCGCACGGCTCGCTTCACCTTTACGGCTGATGCTGGCCGCGCAGATGGTGACACCGTGAAACTTGGCTCGCTGGGTCTCCCTGGCGCTCGCGTCATCCCTGAACTCTGCCGCATCCGTGGCACTGGTTCCGGTGCTACTGCCGTCAAGTTCACCCTGCAAAAGACCGATTCGGCCGGCGCAAATGCCGTCGCTCTTTCGGCTCAAACTTCGCAGGTCACCAGCGCAGTTGCGACGACTACGCTTGCCATCCCTACGGCTGGCGGCGCTCCTGTCGAACTTGCTGAAACGGATCTGTTGAAACTGGTCCTCAACTACGGCACTGGAACCACCCTGACTCTGGCCGCAACGAACACTTACACTGTGGAGATCGGCTATACTCTGGACGATCCAGCGTAAGCCAAGCTTCCCCCGTTGTTAACCTCTACTGGCGGCGGGTTGGTTCATTCCAGCCCGTCGCCTTTTTCGTAGCATGACCAAAACACTTCTGGCAAATATCGCGCTCGGCAAACTTGGCGCTTCTCGCATTACGTCGTTGGACGAGCGGAGCCCGGTAGCTGAGAAGTTGCGGGAAATGTGGGACGTGACGCGTGATTTAATTCTCCGCCGCCGTGAATGGAACTTCGCATTGAAGCGGGTCACTCTCTCAGCCTTGGCTACCGCTCCGGCTTTTGGCTATACCTACCAGTACCAGCTTCCCACTGATTACATTCGGGCGGTTGAATTCAATGCGCAAGCGGCTGGAACGTCACAAGCCCTGTTCGAGATCGAAGGCGACAAGCTTTTAACCAACGACGAAACCGCCGAACTTCGTTATGTTTATCGCAACGAAGATGTGTCTTCCTGGGACGATGGATTTCATGCAGCCTTTGCCTTTGCTTTAGCCGCGGCTGTGGCTCCGTCGCTCTCGAACTCGCAAACTATGGCAGCGGATCTGGAAGCCAAAGCAGAGCGGGCAATCACCAAAGCGGGCGGCGCAAACCTGGGCGAAGATAAGCCGCGTGCAATCCTAGCCTTCCAGGATAGCGGCTACATCAACGCAAGACTCGGAGCGCAGAACTGGTAATGAAGGCTGCTATCAACTCCCTCAACGGTGGCGTGATTACGCCTCTCATGCGCGGTCGCGGCGACCTCGAAAGCCTTCGACGTGCTGCGGTTCAAATGGCAAACTTCATGCCTCGCGTCTTTGGCGGGGCCGGTCGTCGTCCTTCGCTGATGCACGTTGCAGAGTCTCTGGATGGCGATAAGCACTCTCGGCTGATCCCCTTCACGTTCTCGGTGACGACTCGCTACTTCATCGAGCTTGGACACGAATCAATGCGCTTCTGGGACGCTGGCACGGTGGCGC